TGGGAGCGTGCAAAGTATCAAAATTATTGATTTGACCAAACTGGAGGAATTTGATGACCGCGGGTCGTCCACGCAAACCTATCGAGCAGAAGCGCAAAACAGGCCGAACTCCTACAACGGATTCAGGTGGTCGCAAACTTCCTGATGTTCAGAAGATCACTGTCTTGCCGATGGCCGATGGTATTCCTACTCCTCCTATGGATCTCGGCCTAGAAGGTAGAGAGCTTTGGGGAAAAGCATGGGATCGTGCAATCACTTGGCTTTCTCCTGTAAGTGATTTAACACAAGTCCATCATGCATGTCGAGTTGCAGATGATCTTAATTTGGCAAGAACAGTTTACAATACGACACGTGATTCACAAGACGGGCGGCTTGTGGTTGCACTAAGTAAATCTTTCCATGAGGCTTTGGCCTCGTTAGGATTTACACCAACATCTCGCTCGCAATTAGGCGTAGCGGAGGTTAAGCGTGTCACAGCTCTCGAACAACTTATTGCTACCAAACGAACCAAGTAATTCTTGGCCTCCTAAGTGGCTTACACCTGTTTCCGAAGAAGATCAATTAAGAGGCGATGGTCCTGTCTATAAACAGTTTGCTGAAACAGTATGTCGCGTTACTAAAGATTCATTAGGCGGACAAGCAGGAGAGTTAATTCGTTTTCGTAGTTGGCAAGAGAACCTTCTCAACCATGCTTTAGCAAGAAAAGAAAACGGTAGATTTAAGCACCGCATTGCTTTAATTGGAATGGCACGTAAAAATGGTAAGTCTGCTCTTGGTGCCTCTGTTGGTCTAGCAGGTTTAACACTAGGTGGACAAGGTTCTGAGATCTATTCATGCGCAGCAGATAGAGATCAAGCACGAATTGTGTTTGGTACTGCTAAGCGAATGGTTGAATTAGACGAAGAATTGTCTAAAATGTTTACTCTTTACCGCGATGCAATTGAATATAAAGATACAGGTTCTGTCTATAAAGTCCTCTCGGCAGAGGCTTACACAAAAGAAGGTCTCAATCCGTCACCTCTTGTGATCTTCGATGAAGTTCATGCGCAGCCAAATCGTGAACTTTGGGATGTAATGTCTCTTGCCGGAGGCGCAAGATCTGATTCTTTGTTGTTCGGTATTACTACAGCTGGTGTAAAAACTCAGACTGATGGTCAAGATTCTTTGTGTTATTCACTTTACCAGTACGGACAGCAACTAGTTAAAAAAGAATTAGAGGATCCGTCATTCTTCTTTGCTTGGTGGGAACCAAAGAATGTTGAGGCAGATCATCGAGAACGATTCATGTGGGAAGAATCAAACCCAGGTTTTAACGACATTGTCGACTCTGAAGATTTTGAGTCTTCGGTGCTTAGAACACCAGAAGCAGAATTTCGAACTAAGCGAACTAACTGCTTTGTTTCAACAGCTACTGCTTGGCTCCCTACCGGAAGCTGGGACGCATTGGTTGACAAGGACAGAGTGCCAATGCAAGGTGAAGACGTCATTCTCGCATTCGATGGAGCCTTCTCTAACGACTCTACAGCACTAATTGCGTGGCTTGTAGGTTCTGAAAAACCACATTTAATGGTTGTAGGACTATGGGAAAGACCAATTGATGCGGATCAAGCGTGGCATGTGCCTGTTGCAGAGGTCGAAAAGACTATTATTGACACTTGTAGAGACGGTAGATTTAACGTAAAAGAGATTGTTTTCGATCCTGCACGATGGAATAGAACCTTTATGGTACTAGATGAAGATGGTTTACCGTGCGTTTCGTATCCAAACTCAGCAGAACGTATGGTCCCTGCTACACAAAAGTTCTATGAAGCTGTAGTCAATCAGTCATTTACACATGATGGTGATGAACGTCTTGCACGACATGTGGCTAACTGTGTGACTAAGCAATCATCAAGAGGGGTCATGGTTGCTAAAGCTTCATCTAGAAGAAAAGTAGATGCTGCTGTTGCTTCCATCTTTGGTTATGACCGAGCAACACAACCTCCTGCACCTAAAGAACCAGTTGCAAAATATTTCTCAATACAAGTATGAGGAGCATCATGAAAAAACTTGACTTTGCTTTATTAACAGAATTGGCAGGAGTAATTCTTGTCGCCATCGGGGTCGCTATGTTCTCAGTTCCTCTTGCCTTTGTAACGGTAGGCGGATTTCTTATTTGGGCTACAGAAAAGGCTAATTGATGACCGCTGGTATCTACAATACAACCATAGATCAAGGTTCTTTGTGGTCAGTTGTACTAGTTTACACTGATTCTAACAACGTACCTGTGAATTTAACAGGCTATACAGCATCAATGCAACTGCGCCAGAACTATAATTCTACAACTGCAGACCTAACTTTGACTACAGCAAATGGTGGAATCACTATTGTTGGCGCTACAGGAACTATTACAATCAATGCAACAGCTACTCAAACAGGTTTGCTTGAATCAGGTTTTTATGTTTATGATCTTGAATTAACATCAGGTTCAAACATTTCTCGTTTAATCCAAGGTCAATTAACAGTTGCAGAGCAGGTGACAAGATAATGGCAGCCAATAAAGTCACCGTCAATGAAACTAATAACACAGTTGAGATTTCAGCGCCAGGTCCTCAAGGTGCGCAAGGACCGACCGGTCCTACTGGTTCGACCGGTCCTACTGGTTCAACTGGTCCTACAGGTTCTACCGGACCAGTCGGAGCAACTGGACCAACTGGACCGACTGGAAATACAGGACCAACTGGACCAACAGGATCTACCGGCCCAATTGGTGCAACTGGACCAGTTGGAGCAACTGGACCTACAGGATCTACTGGCGCAACAGGACCTCAAGGAATTCAGGGAGACACAGGATCAACCGGACCAACTGGTCCTATTGGAGCAACAGGACCAACTGGTTTAACTGGTGCAACCGGATCTACAGGATCAACTGGACCAATCGGTGCAACAGGACCTCAAGGTATTCAAGGTGTTCAGGGAATTCAAGGCGAGACCGGTGCAACTGGTCCGCAAGGTGAAACTGGTGCAACAGGTCCAACTGGTGCAACAGGAGCAGCATCAACAGTTGCAGGACCTACAGGACCAACTGGACCTGTAGGAGCAACAGGACCTACAGGACCACAAGGTGAAGCATCAACAGTTCCAGGTCCAACTGGAGCAAGCGGTCCTGCTGGTGCAACAGGTCCATCTGGACCTCAAGGAATTCAAGGACCAACCGGAGCAACAGGACCTCAAGGTGCTGCAGGTGCAAATGGTGGTTCTACAAGTTTATTTGATTTTTCAGCAGATACAACTGCAACATCTGGAGATCCTGGTGCTGGTGATATTCGCTGGAACAATGCAACTCAGATAAATGCAACGACGCTTTTAATAGATCATTTAGATGTTAATGGAAACGACATTGATGTCTTTATAGCTCTACTAAAAACTGATGATTTTATTATTATTCAAGATCGAGATGTTCATACTAATTTTCAGAAGTTTAAGTTAACAGCAACTGCAACTATTTTAGGTGGATATAGTAGCGTCCCAGTTGTACTTGATTCTTCAGGTGGTACTGGAACAACTAACTTTTTTAACACACAATCGCTTGCATTACTTCTTATCAATGTAGGTTTAACAGGTGCAACTGGCCCAATTGGACCAACAGGTCCTACCGGAGCAACAGGTCCATCTGGTCCTGCAGGTGCAACTGGATCAACCGGTCCTCAAGGCGAAATTGGTCCGACTGGTTCTACTGGTCCGACTGGTCCTATCGGTGCAACCGGTCCTCAAGGAGAAGTTGGCGCGACAGGTCCTACTGGTCCTCAAGGATCAACAGGTCCACAAGGTCCTACTGGAGCAACTGGTCCACAAGGAATTCAAGGTATTCAAGGTATACAAGGAATCCAAGGTGAAACTGGTGCAACCGGAGCAACTGGTCCTCAAGGTCCAACCGGTCCTCAAGGCGATGTCGGTCCAACCGGTCCGGTAGGTGCAACCGGTCCACAAGGTATTCAAGGAAATGTCGGTGCAACCGGTCCAACTGGACCAATTGGTGTAACCGGTCCTGAAGGATCAACAGGTCCTATTGGTGCTACAGGATCAACAGGTCCGCAAGGAGAAGTCGGTCCAACCGGAGCGACAGGTCCATCTGGAGCAACTGGAGCAACAGGTCCTAGCGGATCAACAGGTCCGACCGGTGCAACTGGTCCACAAGGTGGAGACAATCCAATTGTTGATTATCTCGACGGTGGTAATGTTACAAATACCGACATTATTTATGATGCAGGATCATCAACTACTTCATCTTGGACTTACACAATTGACGCTGGCGGGGCGACAGTAACCTTCTAAACAAGCGAAAGCAGGAATCATGACAGCAAGAATGCAACAACGCCGAGATACGGCAGCAAACTGGACCAGCACAAATCCAACACTTGCAGCTGGCGAAATGGGTATTGAAACAGATACCTATAAATTCAAAGTTGGCAATGGTTCAACTGCATGGGCAACTTTGCCATACTCAGTTGATATTCCTTCACAAACAGGTCAATCTGGAAAGTTTCTTAAAACAAACGGCACAGTTACAAGTTGGGACACTGTAGCTGGCGATATTGAAGGCGTAACAGCTGGCACTGGTTTGTCAGGTGGTGGTACAAGCGGTACAGTTACAGTTTCAATTGACACTGCTGTTACTGCTGATCTTACAACCGCACAAACGCTTACCAATAAAACTTTAACTTCGCCAATTATTAACACTGCAACTTTTAACGATGGTGTTGTAAAAGGACTTGAAGAAGATGTCAACGTTGTGGCTTCTGCTGCAACTGGCACAATCAACTTTGACGTTTCAACTGCTTCTGTTTGGTACTACACATCAAACGCAACCGCGAATCACACACTAAACTTTAGGTATTCAAGTGGAGTAGCGCTTAACTCAGCACTTGCCACTAACGACGCAATCACACTCGTTTGGCTAAACACTAACGGCGCAACTGCATATTATCCAAATGTGATACAAATTGATGGCAGTACTGTAACACCAAAAGTAACTAGTGCAATTAGCAGTGGAAATGCATCAGCTATTGATGCTTATACATTCACAATTATTAAAACAGCTTCTGCAACATTCACAGTTCTAGAAACACAAACTAAGTTCGCCTAAAGGGGATCAAATGCCTATTTTAGAATCATTTGCTGGAACCTCTGCGCGTGGTTTTGGTTTTGCTACTGGTTCAGGTTTTAATGGACCTATTGATTACTTAGTAATTGCTGGTGGCGGTGGAGGAGGCACTAACGTAGCTGGTGGCGGTGGAGCAGGTGGCTTGCGTTCAACTGTAACTGCTACAGGCGGCGGAGGTAGTTTAGAAACTGCTTTAACTATAAACGGTAAATCTGCTTATTACATAACTATTGGTGCAGGCGGAGCAGGTGGTACAGGATCTGATTCTGTCCGTGGTTCCAACGGCAATAATTCAACATTTGCAAGTATTGTTTCTATTGGCGGCGGTGGTGGTGGAACTTACGATAACTTGCCAAAGAATGGATTAGTTGGTGGTTCAGGTGGAGGCGGCGCTTCTTCAGCATCTGGACTAGCAGCAGGACTTGGCGGAGCTGGAACTACAAGTCAAGGTTTTTCTGGTGGAAATGCATTAGTTACTACCGGTACCCATTATCCTTCAGGCGGAGGTGGAGGCGCTGGCGCTGTTGGAGTAAACGCAAGTGGCAATACTGCTGGAAATGGTGGAGCTGGACTTGCTGTAAGCATAAGTGGATCATCTGTAACATACGCCGGCGGTGGTGGTGGCGGAAATAATGCTCTAGCTGGAACTGGTGGTTCTGGTGGTGGTGGAAATGGTGCTGTTTCTGGTAGCGCTGGCACACCAGGTTCTACTAATTCAGGTTCTGGCGGTGGCGGCGGTCACGCAGTGGGAGCTAATCCAGGTTCTTCTGGTGGTTCTGGAATTGTAGTCTTGCGTTATTCAGGAACTACAGCACGAGCAACTGGCGGAACTGTAACCAATGATGGTTCAAACACGATTCACACATTTACTTCATCAGGAACATTTACTCCTACTGGTGCAACAATTACTGCTAAAGCAACTGGCGGAAGTATAACAAGTGATGGAACTTATTGGTACCATACATTTTTTAATTCAGGAACATTTTCTCCTGCTTCAACATTATCCTGCGATCTTTTAATAGTTGCAGGTGGCGGCGGTGGCGGTAGAGGTACAGCATCAGGTGGCGGAGGCGCAGGCGGTCTCAGAGGTTTTACTTCACAATCGTTAACTGCAAGTTCTTACACAGTTACTGTTGGTTCAGGCGGAGCAGGTGCGACTGTATCTACTGCTCAAGGTAGCAGCGGAGGTACATCATCAGTTGTAGGAACTGGGTTTTCACAAGCATCCTCAGGTGGAGGCTCAGGCGCTTCTGAATCAACTGGAGTATCTACTGGATCAGCTGGTGGTTCTAGTGGCGGTGGCAACTATCGTGGTAACGCATCAGCATCTGGAAACTCTGGTGGCTATACACCAGCAGAAGGTTTTACTGGTGGAACAGGCCAAAATAACGGCCCTAGTGGTAACTGGACAGGCGGCGGTGGAGGCGGAGCAACTGCTAATGGACAAACTTCACCAAATGCTTTTACAAGTGGTTCAGGAGGAGCAGGTTCATCTGCGTATTCATCTTGGGGTTCTGCTACTGGTACAGGTCAAAATATTTCTGGCACTTATTGGTTTGCAGGCGGCGGAGGAGCTTCGGCTCAAAATGCTGGCGGAACAACGTGCGTTGCTGGAGTAGGCGGTAATGGTGGCGGAGGAGCAGGAATTTCAGATCAAACTGGCGGTTCTACTCTTGCTGGCATTAGTGGAACAACAAATACCGGCGGCGGCGGCGGCGGTGCTAGTACTCAAGGCGGCGGCGGCGCTGGTGGTAGCGGTATAGTTATAATTCGTTATGCAGTCTAACTAGGGGGATAAAATGACAGTAACTAAGATCAAACAAAACAAACCGACTCAATGCTTTTCATATGAAGTTAATATGTTAGTGCATATTATTGCAGACGATGAAGCAGCAGCTAAGTCACAACTTGATGAAAAAGGTGGCATTGTAACCAAACGTGATGTCAAGTTAGTAAATACAGTAATTCTTTACGGCGAAGATAAGGATAAGTAAATGGGTCACTATGCAAAAGTAGAAGATGGAATTGTCACACAAGTTATTGTTGCTGATGGACCAGACTGGTGTGAACAAAACTTAGGTGGAGAATGGGTTCAAACCTCATATAATACAAAAGGCGGAGTTCATTCAAATGGCAAGTTTCCAATTCACAAGAACTACGCTGGCATTGGTTACACCTTTGATGGCGTCGGGTTTGCAGCACCGCAACCGTTTGCTTCTTGGACAAAGAATATAGACACTTATCTTTGGGAAGCACCAACTCCGATGCCAACGGAGGGCGGTCCCTACAAGTGGGACGAAGACACACTTTCTTGGGTTGAAGTGCCAACAGAATGAAAAAGGTCGGGGGACCAATAAGATTTCACGTTGTGGCATTGCCACACACACAAGTAACAAAAGACTTTACAAGCTGCGCATTCACCGAAAAGGTAAGGCGCTTCTGTATCATGATGACAGATCTTGGCCATGAAGTTATTCTTTATGCTGGATCAGAAAATGAAGCACCTGTAACAGAACTAGTAACTTGTATTTCAGAAGATGAAAGACAAGCTGCTGTAGGTAATAATCACTATACTTCAGCTTCATTTGATACAACTTTACCGCATTGGCAAATGTTTAATGGCAATGTCATTAAAGAAATGACCGATAGACTACAACCAAAAGACTTTATTTGTCTTATTGGTGGATATGCTCACAAACCAATTGCAGATGCTTTCCCAGATCATATGTCAGTAGAGTTTGGCATCGGTTATGGTGGGACTTTTGCAAGATACCGTGTGTTTGAGTCTTATGCATGGATGCATTCAATCTATGCAGGTCATAAAAATCCAACCACAGTAGATGGTGGATTCTTTGATGCAGTTATAAATGGTTACCTCGAGCCTAAAATGTTTCCAAAAGGATCAGGCAAAGGTGACTATTACTTCTATATTGGACGCATGATCGAGCGAAAAGGCTTTAGAATTGCTCAAGAAGTATGTGAACGATTAGGCAAAAGGTTAATTTTGGCAGGTCCAGGTGATGAAAGAGGCACCGGTTATGGCGAGTTTATAGGCAATATTGGTCCTGAAGAGCGAGCAGAACTAATGGGAAATGCCATTGCTTTGTTTGCTCCAACTACTTATATTGAACCATTTGGAAATATAGTAGTAGAAGCTCAGACTTGTGGAACTCCAACAATCACAACCGATTGGGGAGCTTTTACAGAAACTAATATCCACGGAATTACTGGTTTTAGATGTAGATCTCTTGCAGACTTTATTAAAGCTGCAGAAGATGTAAAAGATCTTGACAGAGATTTTATCAGAAAACAAGCAATAGAAAAATACTCACTTAAAGCAATTGCACCTAAGTATGAAGATTACTTTCAAAGGTTGTTGACCCTATGGGACGATGGCTGGTATCAACTAAGCACAGAAAAGGCAGATAAATGAGTCTATCGAATAGACTGCGTAAAGCAGGAGAAAAAAGGTCAAACAATCAGTACCTTGAACCATTTTTACCTGGCCGCGCTCTATATGCAACTCCAGCTGGAGTAGATGTAAACTCTGATACAGCAATTCGCATGTCAACTGTTTATGCTTGCGTACGACTATTAGGTGACACTATTAGTTCTCTTCCACTTTCTGCTTATGTCCGTCGTGGACGTTCTAGAATAAATTATGCATCAGTATATGGCGATATGCCTGCTTGGATTAACAAACCAAATCCTGATTCAACTCGTTTAGAGTTCTATGAGCAAGTAATTTCTTCTCTAAACCTTCATGGCAATGCATTCATTTTAACCGTACGTGACGATCTGGGCGACGTTCAAGAACTTTACTGCATAAACCCACTCCAAGTTCGTATTCGTCGTCCTGATCCAATGGGCGAGATTGAGTACATAGTTACGCTTGCCCAAAATGCGCAAGATCCGGTAAACCAGTTCTACGATAATGCACAACCTTTTGATCCAATGTCAGTAAAAACAATGGTGCTAACAAAGAATGAAATGCTACACATTCCTATGTTTAGACTACCTGGACAATTGCTTGGACTTGGCCCTATTGCAGCAGCTCGCATTACTTTAGGTTCTGCTATGGCCGCAGAAGTTTATGCAGCAAGTTACTTTGGAAATGCAGCAAATCCTGGTGGAGTTATTGAATCTCCAGGTGAAATGACTGAAGAGCAAGCCGCTGACATTGCACGAAACTGGAATATGTCACACACAGGACCTTATCGTGCAGGAAAGCTTGGCATTCTAACTAGCGGCGCAACATTTAAGCCGCTTACTCTTAATGCTGCAGATGCACAATTGCTAGAAGTACGCAGGTTTGGTGTAGAAGAAATTGCTAGACTATTTCGTGTACCTGTATCTTTACTTGGTCATCCTGTTGCAGGAGCAATGTCATTCGCATCTGTTGAAGCTCAGAACTTATCATTTGTTCAGCACTCTTTAAGACCTTTACTAGAAAGACTAGAACAAGCACTATCACCATTGCTTCCTGAATCAGATGGATTTATTAAGTTTAACCTAGACGCTCTACTACGTGGAACAACACTAGAACGCTACGATGCCTATACAAAAGGTTTACGCGAAGGTTTCTTGAGTCTAAACGATGTCCGTTATGTAGAAGATCTTGCACCTCTTGGAGAGTCTGGAGATCAATACCGTGTTCCGCTGCAGAATATTGATGCGGCAGATGCAAAAGATGTTGGCTTAAACCTACGTGCCGATATTGCAGCCAAGTTAATTCAAGTAGGTTTTGATCCAAAATCAGTAATTGATGCTGTTGGTTTACCTGATATGAATCACACAGGTTTACCTTCAAATCAATTACAACCAATCTCTACAATCGATCCAGCGGATCCAAAAGCAGCATACGAGGTTGAATAATGCCATATTACATTTCTCAAGCACAAAGCGATTGTGATGGATGGGCAACTGTAAAACAAGAAGCAAATGGTTCATATACAACCATTGGTTGTCACCAAAGCAAAACAGATGCAATCGACCAAATGATTGCAATATCTCTGGCTGAGAATATTGAACCAGGCGGAGAAGTAAACTCAAGGAGCAAAATGAAAAAAATCGAACGACGCACATATACTGTGCAAGATGTTGAAACTCGGGCAGATGACGATGGAAAGCTACGCTTGTCAGGATATGCAGCAAAGTTTGATAGTCCTAGCGTTCCACTACCATTCGTCGAAACAATCGCTAAAGGTGCATTTAGAAAAACTTTAACAGAAATACCTGATGTCCGATTACTAGTTAATCATGAAGGACTTCCATTAGCTCGTACTAAAAATGGTACAATGACGCTAACTGAAGATGACATTGGATTAAGATTTGATGCTGAATTAGCAGATACTCAAGAAGCAAGAGATCTACATGCTCTTATTGCTAGAGGCGATGTAGATCAGATGAGTTTTGCATTCCGTGTAATTAGACAAAAGTGGAACGAAGACCGCACTATGCGTGTTTTAACAGAAGTATCGTTAGCTGATGGTGATGTTTCAGTAGTTACTTATCCAGCTTATCCAGCCACTTCAGTCGAAGCTCGTGAGCATCTAAAAAATGCTATTGATGCCGTCAAAGAAGGAAGAGAAATATCTGGAGACTCTCTACTAGTTCTAAAAAGCATTTTTGAAGACCTGAGTGAAGGTCATGACTATGTAATGAAGTCAGTAGAACTAATGGCTCAATTACTAGGAAATCAAGAAGTTGAAATCGAAGACGACATGGAAGATTCTACTTACATGGAAGATGAAGAAGATAAAAACCTTGTAGAAGAAGTTTCTGTACCAAGATCTATATCTCTTCGTCTAGCAAAAGCAATAGTAAACAACACAAAATAATATTCTGTTAGCAAATAGTTAACAGATACCGAAGTCGGAGCGAGACTCACACCCCAAAAGCGCCGTGATGCTTATCGCCACCACCTCGATTAAACTCATAAGGAGCAGAATACAATGTCATACCTTGACAAAGTAATCGAGCGCCGTGATGCAGTTAAGGCAGAAATGGATGCAGTTCTTGAAGCAGTAGCTGAAGAGAACCGTACCGACCTTACTGCAGAGGAGACCGAGAAGGTTGACGCTCTTGTAGAAGAGTCACGTTCACTCGATACAAAAATCGAAAAACTGAAGTCACAGGCTGATGCAGACGCTAAGGCTGCAGAAATCCGTTCAGCAGTTGCACCAGTTGCAACACCAGTAGGCGGCGCTCGCGTTGTCTCTGAAGCTCGTACATACACACCAGAAGCAGACGTTTCATTCGTAAAAGATGCGTACAACGCACAATTTAAGAATGACTTTGCTGCATCTGAGCGTCTTGCTCGTCACATGCGTGAAGAGAAAGTCGAAAATCGTGCAGTTGCCACTGGCAACTTTGACGGTCTTGTGGTACCACAGTACCTAACAGATCTAGCTGCACCATTTGCACGTGCTGGCCGTCCATTCTTGGATGCTGCAACAAACAAGCACACACTACCTGCAAGCGGAATGACACTAAATATCAGCCGCATGACAACAGGTACAACAACTGCAATCCAAGCAACACAAAACTCAGCAGTGTCAAACACTGATGCAGATGACACACTATTGACTATCAATGTGCGTACAGTTGCAGGACAGCAAGACATTTCACGCCAAGCAATCGAGCGCGGTACAGGAATTGATTCATTCATTCTTGCAGACCTAATTCGTTCATGGCACACAACACTAGATAGCCAATGCTTAAACGGCGATGGCACATCAGGAACAGTTCTTGGTCTTGATAATTCTGGTGGAAATGCAATCACTTACACATCTACTGCTCCAACAGTTCAGCTTCTTTATCCTAAGCTCGCTGATGCTGTACAGCAAGTTCAGACAACTGCATTCCAGCAACCAACACACTGGATCATGCACCCACGCCGCTTAGCTTATCTAATTGCAGCAGTGGATTCATCAAACCGTCCACTTGTTGTACCAACAGCAGGCGGTCCAATGAACACAATTGCATCTGGTGCAGGAGCAACATCATATGGTAACTCAGGTTACTCATTGATGGGTCTTCCAATCATCACTGATGCAAATGTCGGAACAACTTTCGGCGCAGCAACAAATCAAGACAAGATCTATTGCGTTGCAGCACCTGAAATGCACCTTTGGGAACAACCAGGAACACCATTTGCATTGAACTTTGATGCAACTACTGCTGGTAGTTTGACAATCAAGTCTGTTGTTTATGGCTACGCAGCCTTCTCAGCAGGTCGTTACCCAGCAGCTGCCTCGATTATCTCAGGCACCGGTTTGGTAGCTCCAACATTCTAAGCAAAGCTTAGAACAATAGTGTAGAGCCGGTAAGACTCCCCCGACTTATCGGCTCTACACCTTTAATGGGGGTAAGTATGAAATCGTCACATAAAGTTTCAATTGGAGCATGTGATCCAGGTTCAGTTAATGCTGCTTGGGCATATACAATGATTCAATTGACACAAGCTAGAAGTTCAAGATTAGGTCCATTCATAAGAATTGAAGGATCTGGTTTATTAAGTAAGTTACGTAATCGTGTAGTTGCAACTTTTTTAGATAATACAAAGTCTGATTGGTTGCTAATGATAGACACAGATGAGCAATTAAGTGTGCAAGCATTTGATAAGTTAATTGAAACTGCTCACGATAAAGATAGACCAGTTGTAGCAGGACTTTATTTTGCAGCTTGGGATGCAAATGAAAACTTATATCCTGTTCCTGTTCCATTGATCTTTAATGATACTACTAAAGGCTTTGCGCCTATAAATGACTACAAACGTAATGCAATTTTTGAGATTGATGCTGCTGGTACTGGTTGCATACTAGTCCATCGTAGTGTACTTGAAAAAATGCGCGAAACAGCAGATCCAAACCAAGGCACAAACTGGTGTTGGTTTTGGGATGGACCTATAAATGGTGAATGGATAAGTGAAGACTTACTATTCTGCCGTAAAATCAAGCATTTAGGTTTCCCTATTTATGCCAATACAGGTGCCATATTGCCGCATCAGAAAAGATACTGGTTACATGAAGGACATCATACTGAACGGCAAAGTAATGAAGATATTTAAGAAAAAACAAACAGCAACAGCTTTGCCCGATTTAGAACGAGCAATGCAGCCTAAATTAGAGAAAAGGATAACGCATGGCACTAACAAACGCCTATTGCACCCTGTCGGATGTGAAGAATGCTCTTGCAATCGAGGACATCAATGACGATTTAGCTATAGAAGCTGCAATTGCTGCTGCATGTAGAATGATTGATGACTACACCGGTAGATTTTTTTACAAAGATGGCACAACTGCCGCACCTGTAGTTCGTTATTACACACCAAACGATTGGTGGGTCTGTAATACAGATGACTTTATTTCGCTTAGCGAAATTGCAACAGATGATAACTTTGACCGCAATTACACAACAATTTGGTCCGCAACAGATTACATGATAGAACCAATTAACAACCCACGTAGAGGTTGGCCTTATACACGAATTTTAGCCGTTGATCGATACCTTTTCCCTCGTTTATATCCTCAAACTGTAAAAGTAACAGGAGTATGGGGATGGTCTGCTGTACCTTCAGAGATCAATTTAGCTGCACGTTTGCAAGCATCTAGATTGTTTATTCGAAAGCAATCTCCTTTTGGAGTTGCCGGTTCTGTTGATATGGGAACAGTAAGATTAACCTCTAGATTAGATCCAGATGTTGAAGCATTGATCCGTCCACTTAAGAAGTTAAACGGAGTTGCATACTAATGCTACCAAGTAAAGTCCGAGAAGGATTAAAAAACAATTTACAAGAAATAGATGGACTTAGAGTTTATGATTTAGTCCCTGATGTAATTGTTCCACCATGTGCAATAATTGGTCAATTAGATCTTACATTTGATCTTAATAATGCTCGTGGTTTAGATCAAGCAAATGTAGATGTAATGGTTATTGTCCAGAGATTCTCTGAAAGAACAGGCCAAGACAAGCTCGATAAATATCTTTCTGGTTCAGGAGATTATTCAATAAAAGCAGCAATTGAATCAGATCGTACTCTCGGTGGAGAAGTCGATACGCTTAGAGTTACTGCGGCTCAATCAGGAGTTTATCAAGCTGCTGATGTTGAATATTTATCATACCGATACCAAGTAACCATATATGGAGATGGAGCATAATGTCATATACAATAAAATCCGATAATTTTGTATTCGGAAACAAGAAAAAAGGTGACCAAGTCACTGAAAAAGAATTGCTTGATGAAGGTTGCAACCCAGAAGCACTAGTCAAGGGTGAACATCTATCAAGTAATACACCAACCAAACCAGTAATAGAAAAAGGAGCGGACGAATAATGGCCCGTTTAGTTCTTACAAACGCATATATCACTATAAATGCAGTCAATCTTTCTGACCACATTGCAAGTGTTACTTTAACAACAAACGATGACGTTGTGGAAACAACTGCATTCGGTTCAACTGCTCGTACACGTGTTGCTGGACTTGGTGATAATTCAGTAGCAATTGAATTCCATCAAGATTACGCAACAAGCAATGTTGAGGCAACAATTTATCCACTACTTGGAGCTACAACATCAGTTGTGGTTAAGCCAAATGGAGCCACAACAGCAGCAGATAATCCATCTTACACATTCACAGCTTTAGTCTCAGAGTGGACTCCACTAAATGGAGCAGTTGGAGAGTTAGCAACTGCATCTGTAACCTGGCCAATTAGCGGCGAAGTAACTAAGGCGGTAATCTAATGGCACGTATTGTATTAACTAACGTAGCAGTTACTTTCGGAACAACAGATATTTCGTCTTATGTTACTTCTGTGACATTAGGATCTACTTATGATGTTGTAGAAACTACAGCTTTTGGCAATACCGCACGCACACGTGTGGCTGGACTTGCTGATAACAGTGTTGCTCTTGAGTTTAATCAAGACTATGCTGCAGGAGCTTTAGAAGCAGTTATTTATCCAACTCTTGGTACAGCAGTTTCAATTACTGTTCGTCCAGTAGCTGGTACATCACCTGCATATAGTTTCAGTGCGCTAGTTTCAGAATGGACACCACTAAATGGTGCCGTTGGTGAACTTGCAACTGCATCAGTAACTTGGCCAATCAGTGGTACAATCACTAAATCCTAATCTAACAAGGGGGAAATCATGGACGGTCTTGGAATCAAAGTAAAAACAGTTGATGGCAATGAAGTTAGTTATAAATTAACTCCTCGTGTCATTGTTGCATTCGAGCAGCAATATGGCAAAGGAATGCCTAAACTCCTTGGTGAAGAACAAAAGATTGAACACGTTTATTGGTTAGCATGGAAGTGCATGCAATCTAATGGCGTGATTGTAAAACCATTTGGTCCAGAATTCTTAGACACAATTGCGTCTGCTGAATTGGATTCAGATGATTCTTTCGGATCCACCGAGACAGCTTAACGTATAACGTAGCAGCTATCTCGGTGGAAACTGGTATTTCACCCATAGATCTAATAGATGCACCTGAAGGAATACTTGAGGCTATTACTATTTATCTTAAAGAGCGAGCAAAGGGTAAATAAGTGGAAGAAGACACACGGATTATTTTAACAGGCATCGAGCCAACTCTAAAAGCTCTAAAAGAGTTTGACAAGAAAGCTGTTGCTAAGTTTAACAAAATAGTTAACACTGAGTTAAATAATGCCGAAGGTGCTGCTCATCGTTTAGTTGATAGCATTCAAAGTAGAACTACAAATACTCCAATGCGCAATTGGAGACCAACAGCAGCAGTAAGTGGACGAACATGGGGCGGTGCTGGTTGGCCTGCTTGGGACACTAATACAATTAAAGCAGGAATTACTGTCTCAAAAGCACAACGACGTACTCGTAAAGATTACACAAGTAGTGCTGGTGCTTTGCTAAATACTTCTGATGCTGGTAAAGTATTTGAACTTTCAGGACGTAATAAAAAAAGTGGATCATTTATTGAAAGACTTAACTGGTTTGGAAAAGCTTCTCGTCTTGTTTGGAAAGTTGTAGATAAAGAAAGACCACGCATTGAAAAAGTAGTAGAAAAAGCTTTAGAAGACGCGAAACGTGAACTACAAAATCATCTTAATTCAGCGGGAAAGGTAGACTAAAATGGCAGTTGGTGCAGTAGTCGCCCGCATTCTTACACAATACTCTGACAAAGGTACAAAAGCCGCCGTCAAAGATATTGGTAAGATGGAAAAAAAGTTTGGTGACTTTGCAAATAGAACTGCAAAGAAGTTTGGTTTAGCTGCAATTGCAGCAGGAGCTTTTGCTGCAAAAATTGGTTATGACGCTGTTAAAGCAGCTATGGAAGATCAGAAGTCTCAAGTACTTCTTGCCAATTCACTTAGAAATACAGTCGGCGCAACTGACGCGGCTATAGCCGCAACAGAAGAATACATTACTGCAATGCAAGCAGAGTTTGGTATTGCAGATGACCAACTTAGACCTGCTCTCGCTGGATTGGCTGCAGTAACTGGAGACGTTGGAAAAGCTCAAGCATTACTTGGCACTTCAATGGATATTGCAGCGGCCAAAAATATAGATCTAAATACAGCATCAAAACTCCTTGCCAAAGCATACGGCGGAAACATTGGTGCACTTAAGAAGTTATTCCCACAGATTTCTGCAGCTACTGTTAAATCCAAAGATTTTGCAGCAGCAATGCGTGAGATTTCAGGTGAAACAAAAGGAGCCGCAGCTGCGGCAGCCAATACGTTTGCTGGACAAATGGAAAGAATTAAACTTGCATTTGGCGAAGCATCTGAATCTCTTGGTTATAAGTTAATTCCACAAATCAAGTCATTTGCCGATCTTATTATTAACAAGGCTATTCCTGCAATTCAGAAGTTTGTAGATGAAAATGGCGATAAAATTGCAGCAGGATTTAAGACTTCTATTGGATATGGCATAGCATTTGCTAAGTTAATGTACGATATGTTTAGTTTTGTTGCTAGAAATATTAAAGTATTTGCAACTCTTGGCGCTGTAATCATTGCTGCTTTCTTTGGAGCTAAAGTTGCTGGAGCCGTTGCTGCTTTAGTAACAGGTATTCAAGCAATTATTAAGGTCATGAAAGCACTTCGTACAGTTTCACTTGCATCTGCAGCCGCAACTGCATTAGCTACAGGTGGTATCTCAGCCGCAGCTGGAGCAGCAGCATTTGGAGTTGCTTTAGTAGGTATAGGTGTTGCAGCAAATAAGTTTAACAAAGATTCAGATAAAGCAGCGGACTCATTAGGCAAGTTTGAGTTCAATGCTAAAGGATTTTCTGCATCAGCATCAGATTATACTAAAGGCATAGAAGGAATGACCGGAGCAACAAACGGTCTTGCTAAAGCGACAGACGATGCAGCCAAAGCAAGTGAATTGTTACTTAAACTTCGAAACAAGTTTGGACTAAAAGGACTTAAAGAGACTGATCCAATTACACTTGAAGCAATCCGCAAGAATCAAATCAAACAAGCAAAACTTGGTATTTCAAGTCCAACAATTTCGTTACTAGCATCTGCTGGACATGGAAATATTGCAAAGAACACAACTATGAATGGTGGAAACATCACAGTCAATGTTGCTGGTTCTGTTGTTTCACAAGGTGATCTTGTAAATGGTATTAAAAATGGTCTTGCAACTCTTATGCGCCGACGTGGTGGCAGTCAGTTTGCGGTGCTCTAATGCCAGCAAATGCACCTACACTTACAGTTTCATTTAGTAATGGTGGAGCTTTTACGGCTGTTAGTGCTGATCTTTTGCTATCTGTTGAAATCCGTAGAGGTCGTCAATATCAAAATGACTTTTTAGAAGCTGGAACTGCTGATGTTGTACTTAACAATCAGTCAGGTGCTTTTGATCCAAGCAACACATCAAGTCCATGGTATGGGATTTTAATTGCGGGAATGCAAGTAAGAATCCAAGGCAATTCGACAACAATTTATACAGGTTATTTAGAGAACAACGAAGTTAATCAAGGTATTTACCCTACCGTATCATTGACATTTGTCGATGGTCTTGCACAGATTGCCAAAGCAATTGCACCGGCATTAGCAACTAGTAATTTTTCAGAAGCAGCTTCCGCTAGAGCAACTAGAGCACTTGATCTTGCTGAATGGACTGGTGGACGTAGTCTTACCGGAACAACAGTTATGCAAAAGACAAAACAAAATATGAGTTGTCTTGAAATGCTAGAACAATGTGCTAATTGTGTTGGTGGACGATTCTATGTAAGTCGATCAGGAGTTGCAACTCTTGTTCCATTAGCCGATAAGTTTACTCGTCCAACTAGATTATTATTTAGTGACCAAGGCGATGCAAACAGTGTTGGTTACGATGGCATCATTACTAATCCTGGAACTGATTATGTTTACAACGAAGCAATAGTATTTAGAGGTCCAAAGAAAGCTCAAAAGACAGCAAAGTTTACATCCAGTGTTTCTACATATGGACTTAAGTCTAAAAAATTAGATGCTCCTATTTTAAGTGAAACAAGTTCAACAAATCTTGCTTTATATGCTGCTAGAAAAGATGCTGATGCTGTTGTATTAGCAGAACAGATTGACTTTACAGCAATCGGTATTGGTGCACTTGCAACTGATATGCTAGAAACAGAACTAAATGATCTTGTCCAAGTAAAGCGTTTAACTTACGATGGACGAAACATTACAATTGACTGTGTTGTAGAAGGACTAGCTCATTCTATAACTGCAGATAATTGGAGAGTTAGTTATTTTACATCCGTAGTTGACCCTTACACTATTACACTTTAGGGGGAGTAATGCCACTTTGTCCGCAAATCGTAATTACACCGATTACAGTTACAACAACTGGCATGACTACTACATCTATTATCCCTATTGTTGCAGCAACTACAGAAGAAGTAGATGAACTTCAAACTGAAATTGATACAATTGAAGTTGCTGTAAATGGTAAAAATCATATTTACAGACAAGCAACTGCGCCAGATGGATCTGTTTATCCATTAACCGAGGGTGATGTTTGGTTTGATACAGATGATGGTAATAAGAACTATTACTGGACAGGAACGGCCTGGGTTTCTGTACAAGATCTTGGCATTGCAGCAGCAGAAACAGCTGCGGCAGCAGCGGCATCTGCGGCAGCGGCGGCAACAGCAGCGGCAACAGCGGCACAGACTACAGCAGATGGTAAAAATAAGATTTATAGGCAAGCATCGGCACCAACTGGAACTTTTGTTGTTGGTGATCTTTGGTTTAATACTTCTGAAGATAATAAACCAAATCGATGGAATGGTAGTGCTTGGGAAGCTTATGGTTTTGGTAACCTTGCTATCGGCAATCTTGATGCTGGCAAAATTACAACTGGTTTTCTAGCTGCCGGTCGTATACAAGCAGCATCTTTAGACGCTACAGTACTTGCTGCAGGTTCTATTACTGCGGTTCAAATTGCTGCAGGAACTATCACTGGTACAAACATAGCTGCTGGAACAATTACAGGTGACAGAATTGGCGCTAGCGAAATTACTGCCACACAAATTGCAGGTGGCACAATTACTGCAGCTGAAATTGCAGTTAACACAATTACAGCAGATGAAATTGCAGTAGGTTCAATTACAGTAGATCGCTTGACTGCTGGAACATTGACTGCTTTTACACTTAGAACTTCTTCTGGTGCTCGTCGAGTTACTGTATCTGCTTCTACTAACTCAATATCATTTACAGAATCCAGTTCAACTGTTGGACACATCGGTCCAGCTTCTGTTGACGGCATTGTGATGCACTACGGCTCGACTTTCAATCCCAACGTCACTACCTACCCAAACGCTTATGTTTCATCGGGCGACGCTCGAATTGCTTACAGTTCGGGCATTTATGTGCAAGTTAGCTCGACAGGCGTAGTGATGAACGGAAACGTTTACACGCTAGACGCTTTTTACAATCAAGACTCATCAACCAGCGCAAACGCTGCCAATACCCGCATGGACACAGATGGCCGTACAAGACGAAGTACTGCTTCTAGTGCACGATTCAAAGAAGAAATTGTTGATCTTTCAACAGTTGCTGATCTAAACCCAAGTGGTTTATTAAGTTTACCAATTAGGGCTTTCAAGTTTAAGTCTGATTATTTAGATGCAACTGACAACAGATCAGGAATTCTAGTACCTGGACTAATTGCAGAAGAAGTTGCTGAACACTATCCGATTGCAGCAGATCGTGGTGCAGATGGATTAGTTGAGAACTGGAATGAACGTTTTGTAATTCCAGGTATGTTGGCTTTGATTCAAGATCTAAACACACGTATCAAAACACTCGAGGGGAATACAAATGGATAACTCAACAGAACTAGACATCAATGTTGTTATTGCTGTACTAAGAGAGCAGATCGGTCTGCTAGCTCTGGACAAAGCAATGTTGACTGCTAGAGTGGGGGATCTCGAAGCAAAACTCAAGGAGAAGAATGACTGTGAATGACTGGGCTGCGTTAATACTTGCGGTCATATCGATACTAGGTTCGTTTGTAGTGGCCGTAAGGTGGCTAGTTAAACATTTCCTAAATGAATTAAAGCCAAATGGCGGATCTAGTCTTAAAGACTCTGTAACTAGATTAGAAACACAAATGGAGTTAGTAATAACAATGCTAACTGATAGGGGCAAAAGTGAAAAACCTAAAAGAAATAGCAGATAGTTATATCGGTTATACCGAAGGAAAGAACAACGATACAGTTTTTGGCAAATGGTATGGACTTAATAACCAACCTTGGTGCGCAATGGCAGCATCAAAAGTTTATCACCAAGCAGGTTTAATAAGCAAAGTTGCACCAAAAAGCAAACCAAAAGGCTATGCTTCTTGTGATGAATGGCTTAAGTATTTAACAAAAAACAATCAGTTAGTGCCAATTGGTCAAGCAAAACGTGGAGATCTTGTATTCTTCCAGTTCGATACAGATGCTCAACCTGATCATGTAGGAATTGTCCAGTATCACAATACAACCTTAAAATACGTAAATGTATGGGAAGGTAACACGTCGGACAATAAAACAGGTAGTC